TGTTTCCAGTGTTGGTGTTCCTTCTGCTCAGGTGAACATGAATAACGGACAGCCGCTTGCCGCCCTGGTTGCCACTACGTTTGGTGTCTCAGTTATCGCCCTGCTGTCCAGTCCCGGCGCTACTGGCGGGTCGTACGGCGCGGCTACAACATTGGGCGACCCCACTACGAAGGTCATGCAGGCGGTTCAGGCCATCGGCGCACAGGCGAGCTGGCAGGCATTGGCCCAAGGCCAGAACCCCGGCGAGGTCGCGGCCCAGGCTCAGCAGGAAGCGCAGCAGGATGTTCCGACCCCCGTGAAGGTGGACAGCGATCCGCTGGCCAGCGTGACGAGCGAGGAGCAGCTTGAAGCTCATGAAGCGTTCAACAGCCGGGTGAAAGCCTGGTGCCGGAGAAACCCTGCTGGTGGCGTGCCACCGAAGGAACTCACCGGCGGAACCGAGCTTGAACTCACGGCGGAGCAGGTGGTGAATAATCTGGAGCAGGCGGAAGCCATGCTGGAGCGCATCCCCAAACGGCGTGCGTTCCTGGATGAGTTCCGTGCCAAGCGTGCGGAAGCACGCACGGCCTACCCGAATGTGTTCAAGGCGGGAACGCCCGAACACGATGCGGCGAAGAAGCTGCTGCCCCGGCTCTTGAATTTCCGCACGCAGGCGGATCAGGATGCTCTGCTGGCCAGACTGGTGAAGGTGGAACTGATGGAACGTGAGGAGCGCGATGGCGTGGCCCGTTACACCCGAGTTCCCCGGAAGAATCAGACCCCTGCAAGCGCGGCCCCCGGCAAACCGATGCCCAAGCCAGCGCCACAAGCGACCTCCGTGCCGCCTGTGCGCCCAACCAATGGTCAGACAGCGAAAGCCGCCGCATGGGCGAAAGCCAATGCACCCGGCGGCTCCGTCGATGTTGAAGACCTGCCAGACATGCCAGAGGCCAACGATCATGTCTTTGCGTCCGGTAAGTGGTGGAAGGTTAACCCCAAGGCTGAGAATATCCACAACCTGCCGGGTGGCTACTACCAGCAAATGCTGATGGGCAAGAATTTGGACTGGATCCGCTGCTACGCCGGGGGTGAGTACACCTACGTGCAGGAGGGCAGGCCAGTTTGGCCAGAATATGAGGACTCAACCATGTCTGGCGACACCGATATTGACCCCAACACGCCAATTCAGGTGGGGCTGGACTTTGGATTGACCCCTGCGGCCACCATTGGACAGCGTTTACCCAACGGCAGGTGGGTGATACATCAGGAAATCGTCACCTTTGACATGGGGCTGGAGCGCTTTGGCACCCAGCTGCTGGCCGAGCTCAACCAACGCTACCCAAACCACCAAGTAATGATCTGGGGTGACCCGGCTGGTATGGCCAGAGATGCCATCTACGAGGTGACCGCCTTTGATTACCTGAAAACACTGGGGCTCCGGGCCCAGCCAACGGCCAGCAATGACTTTAAGGTGCGCCGGGAAGCCTCGGCAGCGCCCATGCAGCGGCTGATCAACGGAAAGCCCGGGCTTATTGTCAACCGGGAGTGCAAGTTGCTGAGAAAGTCTCTGGCCGGGGGCTACCACTTCAAGCGTATAGCGGTTGGTGCCGGGCAGGAGCGGTTCCGGGACGCGCCAAACAAGAATGAGCACTCACACATTGGCGATAGCTTTGGATACCTGATGCTGGGTGGTGGTGAGTACAACCGGATGACCCGGACCCACCAGCTTGGCGGCAGGCCCATGGGTCAATCAAACGCCAATACGGAATTTGACGTATTTGCGTGAGCATATCGGAGTGATATACATAGTTGCGTTTAGTACAAAACCCAATAGAATCCTTTGCCATGAGCACAGCCATCATTGAAATGCCAAAAGCAAATCTTCCTGCGCCGATTGCGCGGCAGAAGATCATGGCCATTCAAATGGCGTGCCAAGCATTACCTGATGGTGAGCGAATGGATGAGTCCCCGCCTGTTAAGAACTGGCTTGCGCCGGGCATCTATGCGCGTGAGATCCATTTGCCTGCTGGCACTGTGGTGGTTGGAAAGATTCACCGCCACCGCCACTTCAACATCATCAGCAAGGGCAGCATCACTTGCTACACCGAGTTCGGCCTGGAGACACACACAGCGCCGTCGTCGTTCATCTCCGAGCCGGGCACCAAGCGGGTGGTCTACACGCATGAAGATGCGATCTGGACAACGATTCACCCCAACCCAACCAATGAAACAGACATTTCAACATTAGAGGAAATGTTTACCGCTCTAGAGTACTACGAGCTTGGCATGGAAGTCTACAAACTTGAGGAGCTAACTACATGAGCTATTTGATATCTGGCGCAATACTGTTAAACACTGCAGTGAGTGCAGATCAAGCGCGCAAATCACGCAAGCAAGCGGAAGCAGACCAGCGCACCATGCTAGCGCAGCAAGCTGTTGACCAGGCTGCCATGCGCACTGAGCTGCAGCGACAAACAGGTGAGTACGCCAAGCAGGGCGCGTCGCTCGAGCAGCAAGCACAGATTGCTAGACAGCAGTTTGAGCAGTCACAGCAGACATACGCTACCAACAAGCTAGAGATGGACAGGAAAGCCAAGGAAGTGCAGGAGGCTGCCGACGAGGAGCGTCGCAAGGCAGCATCAGCGGAGGCCTCGGCACTCAGAGCGCGCACCCGTGGTGGCCGCAGATCCTTGCTATCAGGTGAACGCATGGACGCAGAGCTGGGTGTGCCTATTAACTTAGGCTCTAGTGGCATGAGGTTGCAGTAATGGCTACCCTACCCCAGTTTAAACAGCGCCAGATAGCACGGCGCAGCACATCAGACATTGATCGCCTGGCTAAACAGTACAAAAGCGCCGTAGACCAGATCACTGGCGAGTACCAAACGGCATTCACTGGCTACCAAGCAGGCGTCGCAGAGAAGATGAAACCCTTTGAGGCCGAGCTGGCCACATACAAAGAGTCTTTGCTGCCAACCTATGAAGCTCAAAAGACGAGCTACCAAAAGAACCTAGAAGACTACAACAAGCTGCTAGCCGATCTGGAGGCCAACCCCGTAACCGAGGCCACTGGTTATAAGCAAGTTAAAAAACCAAGATATGGTTTATTCGGTTTAGCTGGTTACAACACTGTAAATGAGCCCTTTACCTACTACATACCAAAAGAGATCCCTAAGTTTACAGAGACAGCACCCACACCGCCGGCAACGCCTATGGCACCTACGGTAGAGGCGTTTGACTCTGGCCAGTTTGCTGCTAAGAAGGAAGAAGTCGAGGGCAGGTTCAAGCGTGAGCTCGGTGAGCGACGCGCTGCCAAGATAGGCGCCGTATCTCGCAGAATGACTAGACCACTTTTACAAGGAGAGATGTAATGCCAGGCCACTACGGAACAAAAGACGGGAAGATGAAGGACAAAGTAGCTAAGACCATGCGCGAGTACAAGGCTGGCAAGCTCAAGAGCTCTAGCGGCGACAAGGTAACCAACCCCAAGCAAGCTATGGCCATCGGTATGGCGCAAGCCAACAAGGATAAGAAATGAAAGAGGTCTGGGACAAGCCAAGGCCTAAAGATCTAGGCAAGCCAAAGGAGCTCTCTGCTGCCGACAAGCGCAACGCTATGCGCCGTGCAGCTAAAGCTGGCCGTCCATACCCCAACCTCATTGACAACATGGCAGCAGCGCGAGACAAGAAGTGAGCAAGTACAAAGATCCAGAGGGTGGGTTGACCGAAGCTGGTCGGCGCAAGTTTGAGTCCTCTGGTGAAAGCAAGAACCTGCAGCCTGGTGTCAAAGACAAGAGCCCTGCAGGCCAAGCACTGCGTCGTAAAGGATCTTTCCTGACTCGGTTCTATACCAACCCTAGCGGCCCACTGGTAGACGACAAGGGCAAGCCAACCAGGCTAGCGCTCGCAGCCAACGCATGGGGCGAGTCGCCACCACGCACTGCAGGTGCAGCATCGAGGCTCGCGGCCAAGGGGCGCAACATGTTGCAGAAGTACGAATTGCAAAAGGATTGATATGGAATACGAAAAAAACAACCCGTCTGGCGGCATGCGCCTAACACCAGAGCAGATCCTAAAGAGGCAGATCACAGCCCAAGCTAAGAAGGACGAGTTCCAGCAGCTGTATCAAGACGCCTATGAGTTTGCCCTACCCCAGCGCCAGCTCTACGGTGTGTGGGAAGGCGGCGCCGTAGGCTCCAAGAAGATGCAGCGTGTCTTTGACTCGACCGCCATCAACTCCACCCAGCGCTTTGCCAACCGGCTGCAGTCTGTGGTGTTCCCACCACAGCGCAAGTGGGCTAAGTTGGAGGCTGGCTCTGATATACCACCAGAGCAAAAGCAACAAGCCCAAGCAATCCTTGAGGTCTACCAAGACAAGATGTTTACCATGCTCAACCAGAGCAACTTTGACATTGCCATGGGAGAGTTCTTGCTAGACCTGGCAGTTGGCACGGCCTGCATGATGGTGCAGCCTGGTGACGATGTGCAGCCGCTGAACTTTATCCCTGTGCCTCTCTTCCTAGTCAGCTACGAGGAAGGCGCCAACGGCCAAGTAGACAACGTCTACCGTCGCATGCGCATGAAGGGTGAGTCTATCCAGCGCCAGTGGCCAGATGCTGAGATATCAGACGATCTAAAGCGCCGCATAGAGAACAAGCCTACCGATGACGTAGAGTTGCTAGAGGCCACGATCTATGACTACAAGCGCGGTGACTACTGCTACCACGTTATTGACAAGGTATCTAAGACAGAGATTGTCTACCGCCGCAGAAAGATGAGCCCTTGGGTGATCTCTCGCTACATGAAGGTGGCTGGCGAGATCTATGGGCGTGGACCGTTGATGACTGCGCTGCCAGACATCAAGACGTTGAACAAGGTTAAGGAGTTGCTGCTCAAGAATGCATCGCTTGCTGTGGCCGGTGTCTATACCGCCGCCGATGATGGAGTGCTAAACCCCAACACTGTCAAGATCGTGCCTGGTGCCATCATCCCTGTTGCGCGCAATGGTGGCGCACAAGGCCCAGCCCTGCTAGCCCTGCCCCGCTCTGGTGACTTCAACGTCAGCCAGCTGGTGATCAACGACATGACGCAAAGTATCAAGCGGATCTTGCTAGATGAGTCGCTGCCACCTGACAACATGAGCGCACGCTCGGCTACAGAGATCGTAGAGCGCATGAAGGAGCTGGCTCAGAACTTAGGCTCTGCCTTTGGCCGACTAATAAATGAGACCATGATCCCAGTCACAGCCAAGATATTGGAAGTGATGGACGAGCGCGGCCTGATTGACATGCCTTTGCGAGTGAATGGCTTGGAGGTCAAGGTAACCCCAGTGGCTCCGCTTGCTATGGCTCAGAACATGGAGGAGGTTAACTCCATCATGCAGTACATGCAGATTAGCCA